GTCCTTAGTTTGTTGGTTGGTAGTGAAAAAGAGAATTAACTATGTTTTTCGTTTAAACTAAGTGCAATAGGTTTTGTTTGCTAGTAGTCGATATGGATCCTCAGATGTTTCTTGAAGGGTACTTGAAGAACCCTGAGGTATACGACCCCGCAACGTCAGAAATGGCAAACTACGCAGCTCAGCCACTGATGGAAGGCGAACAACCTGGTATGGGACCAGAAGTGCCGGATGCTATGAAGATGGAGATTATGCGTAGGACGCAACCAGGTGCTTATGAGAACTTGATGCGTTTGAAAGCTCGTTACGGTACTGCACAAGCCTGATTATCATGGATTTTCTTAACAATCTTGCTGGAAACGTACTCGAATCGGTCTCTAAGTTCAGCCGCGGACTTAGTAGTACGGATAGCTTACCTATGAGGATTGCTGGTAGGGAACTACCAAGAATGCTTGACCCTCGAAGAATTGTTCAAGATCCACGCAGGGTTCTGAACCCCACTAGTGTTCGAGGCGGAATTTTAACGGGGAAGGCAATTAATGTGGTTGGCGATAAAATTGGTATGCCTAAAAAAGAACAGGGTTTTTTAGAAGGGTTTTTTACAACACCTGGTGGGTTTCATCTTAAAATGCTCGCTGGTATGATCGGATCTGATGTAAATAATCCAGCAGGGGGTGCAATATATAACGAAGACGGTACTTTGACAGAGAACTCAAAAGCCCTTCAGCGAATTGCACTTGCACAAGGGAAGCCAGATCCTTTTGGTTATCGTGCTCCTGAAGAAGTTATGGAAGCCCCAGTTCTAGTCGACACCAGAGAAGTAGTTTTACCTGAGACTCAAAGTGAGCCTCCGGCTTCTGTACCATCTTCTATACCAGTTCGTATACCAGTTGAGACTCAATTTGAGACTCCAAGGGAAACACCAACCCCCGTGGTTGTACAGGAGACACCTAAGCCACAGAATGCTTTGGCTCAGAAGTTTCTAGAGGATCAGATGATCGGGAACGAGATGGCGAACACAGGAGAGCTTCAGGATCTCTTGATGCGCTCTGGTGCTGTAGGGAGTATGAGTGAAAAGGATCTAGACACGTGGACTAAGAGTAATTCTGCGTTGGCTTATAGGTTGGCAGAGAAGGAAGGTTTGCTAAGCGGTATCTAGACGAGATCAGTGTGGGCGATCACCCATCCGTCTTTTGTTAGTTCTTTGTATTTTTTGCGAGCTTGTTTGGTTTCTACGTCTACTAGAAAAAACAGTTCTTTCTTGTAGCAGTAAAGGCGGGCAAGTCCGATCACGACAGGGGCTCCTGGGTGCGAATAATTAAGTCTATTCCAGAGAAGTTAGATTACTGATTTAGGGGTTTTATATTGTCGTGCTGCTAACAGAGCCATTATCTCTCCAGGGTTCTTTGAGGCGAGTGCGTTCATTCGCGGTTCTTCAGATTTTTGAGTTTCCATACGAGCCATAACTTTGGCCGCAAGTTGATCTAGTCTTTTATTGCGGTCTTCAAACTCTTTGGGGTCTGGTCCGGTGTACTTGTATTCTGGTGCTAAGAGAGGTTCTGATGGTCTTTCTGCGTTTGGTACGCCCCTTGGTATTGCGTTTTGGTCTTCTGGCCGTGTTGGTTGTGTTTGAGCTATATCTGGTGCAGTTGTGTCTGGGTTGAATTCTTGGACCGCAATGGGCACAGACCTGGAAGTTTCGGGGAATCTCCTGTCACCGTGGCCGATACCAACAAGCTTCCGGCCTTTTGGTCCAAAGACTTCTGTGAAGTACCCGTAGTCGTCAGCTACTGCACTGCTTGTTGTTGAGCCTGGCATTGTAGCAATGTAGATGGGAGCACCTTCGGCGGAAGACCCGTAGCGAGTTTCACCGGTTTTTGGGGCGTAGTAGTCCAGTGAGTCGTAACCAATGCGAGGATCGTGGGCAGCCACGGCTCGTGTATATAGGTCTACTTTTTCTTCATTTGTTGCGTTTGGGTTCCAGCGTTGATCTGCAACTCCCTGGTTAGAAAATTCAATAACTCTGTCTTCTTGGGCATAGCGTTGAGCAATGCTGTCTAGTAGTTTTATGCGCTCTTGGATAGGTATTTCTTGAAGGAGCTTGAGGTCGATGTGGTATGGAGATGAGCCGCCGATGTACTGAGAGTCTCCTGTGATGCCAGCGCGTTGCGTTGGGTATAAATTATTATTTGCCACGACTTCTAGGAGTTAGCGGAGTTATTTTAGTTTAGTTGAATTTTGGGCTTTTCTATTTGTGTCTTGTCTCTTATAGTTAAAGGACGTTGGTCCCCAGAAAGGGACGCAGTTCGATCTCAAACAAGCAACGGGGTTTGAGGCACTGCAAAGGAACCTATGAACGTCCTTGCTTTGATCCGCAAGCAGATCGCCAAGCGTGATGCTTTATCCCAGAGTCAGTTCTTGATGACTAAGATTTATCGCGGTATTGACTACACCTCTGCCCATCAAGCACCAACGAAGCTCACTTCTACCTGAAGTTAACGTTGCTTCGATCTCTGGTCTGCACCCTGCTTTCAGTGGGGTTTTTTATTGTCGGTGAGTTTGATGTAGTGATGCGGTGATGCAATACTCAATGAAAAAAAAGAAATGGGGCTAGCCCTAGAACAATTGTGTGGCAAGAACGTTAGTAGAAACGACGCAATGCGTAAACTGCTATTTGAAGAGGTGTGGGGCCGGGGCGCGAAATTAACCCCACAGCCGTCAATCCTTGTTTATTTTCAAGTCACTGACGGCGTAGAGCTTTGGCATTGAAAACTAGGAGACTTTGCAGACCAGCTGCCAGCCAGTAAAAATTCCGTGGTCCATTGAAGCGAAAGCGTTTAACGACATGTCAACCCCACGTCGAACGTCGGGATGGCCATAGTCGTCGAAGATTACGATTCCGCCAGACTTGACCATGGGGACGTACAAGGTCGTATCTCGCGCAACGGAGGCTGAATCATGCGCCCCATCGATGTAAAGAACATCAATCCAGGGCTCTCCGTTGTTTCTTTTATTTAGTTCAGGAAAAACGTCCCAGCTAAGGTTTTTGAGTACCTCGATCTTAGCCGCGTTATTTGACTTTGCGATATTTCCACGTGCGGTTAGTTCGATATCCGCAAGTTCGGGGTAATTTTCGGGTGTTTCGTGATGCTCACTGCTTCCTGTGAAAGGATCTATAGAGGTAAGACGTGAGTCAGGGTGATCCATGTAGAAATCTGACCAAAAACAACTGCTTGCCCCTTCGTACACACCAATTTCAACAATTTTTCGTGCTTCTGATGGGACTAGACGGACTGGTTCGCACTCATCCTTGGTATTCATCACCATATCTGTGTTCAGGAGCGCGTCGTACCACCCTTGATTGAAGGTATAGCGATCGTCGAGCTTCTTTTTACCTTCAATTTGAACCGTGGGCGCTACTTGAGCTACATCAGAGTTCATCTGACTCATTAGCTCTTTGAAACTTGGTTGTTTTGCTGCTGTCATTAGGGTTTTTGCTCTCCCAGTATGCTAACACTGATGTGTTGACACGCCCAACTCCATAGTGTATGCTTACTAAGTCACTACGTGATCTACATGAACAACAACAAAAGCACCGGCGTTAACCTTAATTCAAAGGACGCTGTTTACTTTGCTTTGATTCAGCAAATACCTCAGTTGCTCGGGATTGTGCTCGTAGCTTTGGTAGGTTTGCCTATTTTATTTTGGATGTTTGGGAATCTTAATCGTAGTGTTGCGTTGCAAAATGAACGGAGTGCTGCTGCCGGTGAGTGCAAGCTGATTAGTCTTAGAAAGTACGGTAATTATGACGCGACGTACTGTTACGAGTGGGCGAAACAAAAAGTACCTCGGCGCTGACAGAGGCGTTACAGTGCGTCCGCTGACACTAAAGCTGTCGAACACTTATCTAACCGCTGATGATGAAAGACTCAAAAGAAATTAAAGAACTCACCCCTGAAGAGCAAGAACTGTTAGACCAAGCTATCGGCAACTTGCAAAGTTTTGTCGAGAGTGAGACCACGCACTATGTTTTTGTTGAAGACATAGATGATCTAGATACACTTCCTGAACCAGAACAAACACCTGATTGATTTTTTATGGCAGCTCAGCTTTCACCGCACACAACAACACAGATAAGCGGGTTATCAAAAACAGCTGTTAAAAGTAAGTGCAAGTTTTGTGGCGAGAAAACCGCACTTATCTTGGAGATAAACAAGATAAACGATGTAGGTCAAAGCCGAAAACGTCGCTATCAGTGCTCTTCGTGTAACTCTAGATGGACTACCTATGAAGTTGATCAAGAGAGCTACAACGAACTAGCTGAGATGAGGAAGAAGTTCAGAAAGATGCAGACTTTGATGAACTCTATCGTAAGCACTAAGGAAGAACAGCAAGTAAACGTATGCAGTACATGCACTTACATGTGCGATGACACGTGTTCTTTTGAGGTTCCAGAAGCGAATACAACTTATTCTTTCGACTGCAATTTGTACAAAAGAGTTGTGTGAGTTAGTATGTTGACATACAGATTAACCGTATGTCTCGTTCTATTCCAGTCTTAGGTACAGCGATAGTCAACAACCCTTACTGGTTACACAGGATGTTTATGAGCATAGACTATCCTGTAGATAACTTTGTTGTTTTTAACAATAACGGTCGAGGGCAGATAACTAAAGATGTTGACGGCATTAAAAACCTGTGCAACCCCAACGTAAAAAAAATTCATGTAACTCATATGCCTGCAAATGTAGGATGCTCGGGAGCTTGGAACTTAATAATTAAGTGCTTTATGAAAGCACCTTACTGGGTTATATCAAACCATGATGTTATGTATGAGCCTGGTTTTTTAGAAGAAATGAATACGTGTGCTCAAGACTCAGAGGTAGGGACTGTTCACGGTTCTGGGGGAGGTTGGGATATATTTCTTGTTAAAGACTGGTTGATTCAGAAGTATGGTCTTTTTGATGAAGCTCTATACCCTGCTTACTGTGAAGACCTTGATTTTGGTGTCCGCTTCATTCATGACGATATAAAGCGTGTTCTTGATCTAAAACATGACTATTACCACGGGTCTAAAAAGAATGACTACAGTGATGGATCACAGACTTGGCGTTCAGAGCCAGCCATCGCAAATCACATTCACTTAGCTCACGAGATAAATAAGCGTTACTTGCACAAGAAATGGGGTGAAGGTTGGCAGGCACATGTGGATGAACCTACATACAAGTCACCTTTTAATATAGAAGAACTTCCAGTTAGCTTTACCACGTGGGATTTAGAGATGAATCGTAGGAAACATCTAGGTTTCTAGGTTTAAGAAGTGCTGCTATGCTGAGACTAAGAAGCACTACTAGTTTTGGTCTCAGTAAGGCAGCACTTTGATACCACAGTATTTTCTCAGGACGATGATCCTGCTGTTCAAGTCTTTGACGACTACCCTTTAATTTGTGATGCGCTGTTGTATGCGTCTAGACATAAGCTAGATATAGATAATCCTTTTGCTAATGCTTTTCCTGGAGATCACTACCGGATCCTAAGTGGCCTTCTTCACTACATTAAACCTAAGCGAATTATTGACATAGGTACTCACTATGGCACTGGAACTCGTGTCATGCTTGATTATGCACCTAAAGCAGAGGTACACACATTTGACCTACTAGGTTGGGATCAGTTTGACTCCACGTATCTTAAAGAATCGGACTTTACTGATAACGGAGGGAGATTAACTCAGTACATTGCAGACTTAAGTGTAGATAAAGTCTTTAATGACTTTTCAAGTTTACTGAGTACAGCTGACTTCATCATGGTCGACGGACCTAAGGATAGTAAGTTTGAAACTAAGTTTTACACCTTGCTTTCATCTTTACCTATGGAGCACCAAACACGATGGATTTTTCTAGATGATATTAAATTTCAAAGTGAACTTCTAAACTGGAGACGAATCTTGAACCCTAAAATTGACCTATCCTCTTTTGGTCATTTCTCTGGTACAGGACTAGTTGACGCTTCCACGGGTTTTGATTTCGAGTGATGCCTTTCTATTCTTCTTATACGGCTAGCGGCTACTTAGTTAACAAACTAAGTTCGATCCTAGATTCTCGTGAACTATCTTCTTTTGGTTTGAGTAAGGTGGCTAACTTGTCTCCTACAACCACAAGAAAGATCTATGTAGATTCTGGGTATATTCCTTCCCCGGATGTTTTAGAAAAACTTTGTATCGCACTTAATTGTATTCCAGGCGATTTACTAGATATGCAGGGTAGTATGGATACAACTGTTGCTGCATGTTCCGGTGTTTTCTAAGGCAGACTTTGAATTAGTAGCGCGTGTTCTAGGGTTGCCGGTCCCCGAGACGCCTGCGGAACAAGCAGCTGCTACACCTGTGGTAGCTGAAGTTCTTCGCAAGATTGGACGAGGAGAAGGACCACCTCCAGGGATGGACGATCAAGGAAGAATGTACACAGGAGCTACCCGTTCCTTAAATGGTTACCCAGATAATAATGATCCGATGGCGGATGCCAGGTTGGCTTCTCGTATGAGGACTGAACCTATTGATTTTAATGACGACGAGTTTATCTTAGGTCTCATGGAGACACTAGATCCTCAGCAGTGTCCAATGATTCTTGCGATTCTTCGTCAGCTTATGGAGCAAGCTCAAGAGCACACTAATGCTTTGTCTTCTCAGCGTCCGATGGAGTATGACACCCCTAACCTCGGCGGTAATTACAGCGCTCTTAATGCGCCAGCTTCTAATGGAATCGAACCTTCACGTGCTTTCCAGCCTTTAAGCTAATGTCAGAAAACGCTCGGTCAAAACAACTTCGAGAAAGAGACGTAAGAAAACTTTCTCCTGAGTTAGATGCTGGTACTTTTATGCAGCTCTACATGGAAAGTAACTTTCCTCAGACTTCTTCTATGCCTTCAAAAGGTCAACTTGAATTTGGTATAGACGGTAATCAAGCTAAAAATGACTTAAAGTTAATGAAGAAACCACTTAGTGGTACGCAATACGATAACCCCGGAGGGTTCTGATGGCTTTGAATATTGCTCCAAAATTGGTGCAAGGCGGTATGCTAATGAATGCTGTTATCGCTGAGATAATTGCCAATAGTATTGGAGGAGCAGTCAGCCAAGGTTTTTCAGGAGCGGTATCTCCTACACAGTCTTCTGGTGGCGGTGCTGGTAGTAAATTCATGATTACTTTGCCCGAAGCAAAGCAACTGGAGTTGGAATTCGCTAACGAAAATTATAGGCGTGGTATCTTAGGTTTGAAATTGCTAGACGCTGGAAGTTTTCTTAGTAGAAGAGAAGAAGCTCTTCGTGAATCCGCAAGACAAGCTGGTGGTCGAGAGCGAATGATCAAACAGATCGAAGCAGCTGCTCGCGGTCAGGAAGGGCTCGCTACTTTGGCAGGAACTCAAGCAACGGCTGCTAGTAATTTAGGTAGCAATATTGCCAATACCTATTTATCTCAGGCTAATATAGATCCAGCGTTAGCTGAAGCTGCGAGGGCATTCTAATGGGCTTTATTGTAGATCCTGCTATTGGAATTGGTAAAGATGTAGTATTGCCCGGTTTAAGTTACGGAGCAAACTACGTAACAAGAACTGCTGCACCTGTTGTAGGTGGAGTAGTTGATGTTGTTACTAACCCAAACACCTTAAAAACTGCAGGAAACTTTTTACAAGAAACACTAGGTGCTATGAGTAGAGGTGGGAAAGAACTTGTAAAACAAGCAACACCTAGAGTCTTAAGTGGCGGTGCAGCACTTGGTACGTTTATAGGCGGTCGTGAGTATTTAAAAAGTACACGACCAGAACCACAACAACCTCCTAAAGAAGGAGAAGCTGGTTATGTTGATCCCTCTAGACTTACTCCTGCACAAATAAGAGAATCTGAAGATCGAAGGCTTGAAATTGAACTTCTCAGAAATCAGTTAAATCAACTGCAGGAGATTAGTCGACAGCAATTAGAAAATCAAACCGATTTAAATAGGGCAACTTATGACCCTGGGCTTATTGCTCAAAGGCAAGACATCTTCACTCAAGCAAAAATTGCTGAGGCCGAAGCTCTACAGCGTGGAGCAATGGAAAAGATGGAGGAGAAAACCCGACGAGATGTTGAGCTAGGCACTATTTCTGCTTGGCAAGGAATTACTCAAGCTGAGATTAATAAAGATACTGCTCTCGGTCTTGGCATGATGAGTATTGCTTACTCGACTGGTATTCCTCAACCAGCTCTTATGCAAAGTGCAGCTAACATTGTCCAACAAGGACGTGCTGGCTACGGCACACCAACCTCGGTACTTTAATCATGAGTTTATTTGGCGGACTCGGTACTGCTCTTGGCGCAGCAGTGGGTTCAGTTGTTCCTGGGGTCGGCACAGCTCTCGGCGCAACTATTGGTGGTGGCCTCGGGACAGCAGCAGGCGGCCTATTTGGTGGCGGAGGCGGAGGCGGAAGCGGGGGCAGCGGAGGCGGAGGCGGATATACACAAGCAATGTCAAATCCATATGCTCAATCCGCAGCTCAATTGGCTGCGCAAAATAATCCTCTAACTGCTGCTTATCAAGGTTTGTCCTTGATGCAAGGTGCGTTAGCTGGTCAGATGAGTACTAAAGCAACCACCGAAGCTAATACGCAACTAAGTATTCTTAAAGAAGCATTAGAAAGAGGTCAAGCTGACACGAAACTACAAGCTTCTGTGGCTGGTTACGGTGCTGGTAAAGGACTTGAGTCGCTTTACAACCTCAATCAAGGACGATTGTCGACTGAGTTGCTGTCTCCTCAGTTCCTTTCTCAAGCAGGTTCTGCTTCTCTTCAAGGCCAGAATGCTTTAGCTAACCAGTTTGGACAGACAAATCTGGGCATCAAAGCTCTACAAGAGCAAACTTTAGCGCAAATCTCTGGTGATCAAGCTAAAACACTCAGCAACGTCTTTAACACTCGCGCAGAAAATGAAGGCAGACTAGCTCTGGGTGCTCAAGCATATGAGAGTGCTGCTAACTTAGATAAGGTTAGGACACTTGGTGACTTGGCAAGAACTCAGGCTGCGACCAAAGGTCAGTTGGCGCTTAAGAAGTTTGGCGCTAATCAAGCTATGGCCGGTGCTCGGATGTTTGCATGAAGACTGCTGCTCTTTCTGACGCAACATCGGTTGGTACTTGGCTTAGTAACTTAGACAAGTCTCAATCTGATGCATTTAAGCATTATGCCAAAAACGCTGTCAGTGAGATCGAAGCTTATCTTTTTGCTCGGTTTTTAAATCCTGGATACGAAGGCTCAATTGCTGATTTAACAGCGTGGGTCCAAGAAAAATACCCTAAAGAAGATCTAAGGCAGATTCTTTTAATCGAGATTGACTCGATGAAAACTGACTTGCACAATGTTCGTCAGATGACTCTGACTGGGATGCTTGATCACGCCACAGCAGCTACAAAGATTGCTGTTCTTCAAAAAGAAATTCGTTCGCATATTCAAGCAGTTCGTCAGCTAACTGACGGAATTGATCGTCGAGGTCTCTTACTTGCTGGAGCTGATCGTTGTATACGAGAACTGCTCAACAGTTTTGATGACGCTCCTGCGATGCATGACTTGATCGAAGAAGCGTCTATGGTTATCTGGAGTGTTATAGAACGCGAAGAAAAATCTTAAGCAACCACTGAATCCATAAGACTCAAAATATTAACAACCGAGGTTCTGAAAATACCCATGAAGTAATCGTTAACGCCAAGAGCTAGTGCTAACTCTCCTTCGTCGTTGATATACCCTCCAAATGGAAGGATGCATGCGGGTTGATTTGAAATATCTGACCCAAGAGGATCTGTCCACGTCACAAGATCATCGTTAACTGAGCCTAAAAACATAGGTTCTTTTAGAACTCTTGTAATTTTTGTAAGATCTTTATCTAGTGTATAAGCACTTAGCCCGTACATTAAGTATGGTCTTCTATCCATCTGATTCACCATATGTTTCCAGTGATAAAACACGAGCCACTCATCTCCGCAATCTATAGGTGCGGTTGAGTTAAATGTAGGGTGATCTTCAGTGCAGACTTTAAGAGCGCTGGAATCAATAATTTTGTCATTTTCTCCAGGAGTCTTTATACAAATAGGTCTTGTTGAATATAAAAGTCTAAGTTTTTCGTTATCTGAAAAGAAACACCAATTTTTTTCTGCTTGACCCTCAACGTGATTGTTGCCAATATTCGGGTAAAACCTATCCACAAGCTCACCAAACTCATCTACTATTCCTGTACATACTTTAGGTGTTTTAAGCATTTTATGTTGTGTAGTGTCCCACTTAGTTGCGTATGTACTAGTGATAAATTGACACATTAAATTTTCGTCAGGTGATACAAACAAGCGAGCATCTTCGTAGCTAAGTCGATGTTTTTTACTGATTAATTTTCTAGGCGTAACAATCGTGTCATCTTTCAACAGCTGACCAACCCAGATGTCTGTGGGCGTGTTGTTGTAATAAAAATACTTCATGTCGTGACGAAACACGAAACTTTCTGGTTGAGATCTCCAGCTAATAAGATCAGCACCTTTGTGGTTAATTAAGCAAGGACTGAAATTACCGTGAGATCCTTCAGGTAAACCTGTGTTGATTTTGGTGAATGTACCCCCTAGCTCATAGGCTTGCTCAAACACACTAGGAATACCGTTTTGAGTAGGGCCGCAGTAAGCCTTCATAGTTGCTGCGTTTTGTACTGTGCGGTAACGATGAAACTGAATACTCATTTTGATAGCTCCTTTACTGCTGAATCAAATGCGTCTGAAATTCGATCCCAACGATAAGAAGGGTTTTGTGTCACTTCATAGCAGTCGTCAGCTTTTTTAGCGTAGTAGTCAGGGTCTTCATAGAGTTTCGTAAGTTTGGCTGCGGCGTCTTTTACGTCAATAATCCCACGCTCTACACCTAGGTCTTTATCCCAAATCCAAGCAGCTACATCGATTAAGTCAGCTTTGTCTTTCCAAATGTCCGCGCTTGACGTGTGGTTTGGCAAAACTAATGGGCGACGACACGAGGCGTGCTCAAAAGGTACAAGACCCCAACCTTCTCCATTACAAGTGTTAATCCCTACGTCACAAGCGTTATAAATTCTGTTGAGTAATTCATCGGGAGGTGCGTCTGCATAATTTATATTTTGAGCTGTCATGATCATTCTGTTGTCGTGCTCAAGGTTTAATCGTTTCATTTCAGCTGTAAAGACAGCACGAATATCCCAACCGATGTCTTTTTCAGACATATGAAGGTAAAGCATAGTGTCGTCTTTACCTACTGCAAACTCAGCAAAAGCTTTTATTGTTAGGTCTATTTGCTTACGAGGTTGGTTTCTATTAGCGTTTAAAACAATAAATTTATCTTCTGGTAGGCGCAAAGACTTTCTTGCTTCATCTCTGGGCATAGGAAAAAACTTACCTTCGTCGAGACCATGAGGTACAACACCTAGTAGTTTCGGCTTAACGCCTTGGGCCAGAACTCTATTGGCTTGTTCAATCGTGAACGTAATCGAGAAATCCCAGTCTTTGATGTAAGCCAGCTGTGATTCAATATACTGCTCAGAATCAATAGGGAAGTAAGCAATAAATTTAAATTTAAGGTTGTCTTTTAACAGGTGTATCCGTTCCCAAACTTGGTTGCAAATCCATATATCATTTAAGACAATTACAAAATCAGGTTTTTCTTTCTGAATAATTGTTGGTAATCTACCTATACCAAACCGATCTGCTGGGTTTGTCGTTCCCGCTGGATAGACTTTAAAAGGTAGATCATGAGGATCTCCTTGGTAATTCATCCCATAACTAACAATTTCATGCTTCTTTGACAGATGCTCTAGAACACTGTGTGTCACTCTAGCAAATCCAGTGTTAGATAGAATATCGCCGTACCAAAGAATTTTTGCCATTAACGAGTAGAATCCTACTGATACTATACAGACATAACTAGATATGCCAAGCCGGGAATCTTTTGCTTATAGAAGAGCGTTAAAGCTAAGAGCAACAAAAGCTGTAGAAAAAGATACCTCTGAGTTAGATAGTGTATTTGCACGTGCTGCAGATGACTTTATGACATTCAGTACGTTGATGGATAAAGCACCAGCTCCTCATATGCTCGAATGGTATAAGCACTTGATTACCGGAGACAGCAATCAGTATCTTTTAGACATCGCTGGACCCAACTTAGACATTCTTGCGCCCAGGGGGTCGGCAAAAAGTACTGTCTTAAACCTTTTTACAGCGTGGATTATTGGCCGACATACGTCGAAAGGTATGCCGCTTCAGATAATTTATACAAGTTACAACATCGCTACAGCTATACCTAAGTCTCGAATTATTAAACAAATTATTGATAGCTCTACTTTTAAAAAAATATTTCCTAGGTGTCAGCTTCGAGCTGGGATGCAATCAGACATTGGCTGGAGTATTGACTTCGATTATGCAGGTATCTCAAGGGTCGGTGACGAAGAATTTACTCTACGTGCTGCAGGACTAAGAGGTTCAATCACGTCTAAACGAGCACACCTAGTCATCGTGGATGACCCAATCAAATCCAGTACGGATATTAAAAATCCAGCTATTAGGGAAGAAATGAACAACAATTGGAGTTCTGTTATTGCTCCGATTATTTTTGAAGGTGGTCGATCAATTTGTCTTGGTACGAGATTTCATCCTCTTGATATCCACAAAACAATGTTTAACCCTAAAAAAGGATGGAAACAGGTGATGCAGTCCGCAATTACCTATGACGACGATGGAGATCCCGTATCGTACTGGCCCGACCAGTGGTCCACAGACTATTTGCTAGGGCAAAAAGAATTAGATCCTGTTGCTTTTGCGTTCCAGTATCAACAGCAACCAGTGATGTCTAGTGATCTGGTGCTCTCTCCAGACCTGCTTGTCAAAGGGGATGTTCTTACAGAGTTTGACTCTCTTGCAGTTGGTGTAGACCTATCCGCAAGCAAAAACGAAACTTCTGATTACACAGCTTTTGTTTTAGGAGGTAGGTGTAAAGACAAGTACTACATTATCGATGCGCAGCAAGTGCGCTCTATAGGCAACCTTGAGAAGATAGATCTTTTATGTAAGATTTTGGTTGAGTGGGGCATCTTACAAGAAGATAACGAAGGAAGATTTTTACCTACTTACTCAACCTGCACTCTGGTAGTAGAAGCTGTGGCGTACCAGGCATCTCTGTCCGCTGACTTAAAAAGAGTAATGCTCGGAGAGTGGGGTTTGGGTAACTTACATATCCACGAAGTCAAAGGTTTTCGCGGAGACAAGATCTCACGCTTCCGAGGGACACTTGGTTTGCTTGAAAATAAAAAAGTGATCTTCAACAGATACCGTAAGTTTGATCAGCTTTTTGACCAGATTGTAAACATAGGCGCGACTACGCACGATGACCTACTAGACGCGTACACACACTTGGTTACATTTTTACAACGACGGGGTAGTTTTGAAATTGAATATTAATTGATTTTTTGGGTAGTACTGTAGTAGCAGTGTTCTGGTTTTCTGAGTTGAACAATTTAAAATTTCTAATTTTTGTCACAGCACATAATCCTTTGAGCAAATTTGACGTGTTGCTGGAGACACTCAGAGCTTATCAAGACTTACCGGGCACACAAGACGTAAACATTATCATCGATAATGCACACGCAAGTGATGCCGTTGAGTTTCGTGAGCTGTTAGATGCAAACCTAACGTTCGAGTCGCTAAAAATTGTTTGCGCTTCGGCTGAGTTTGATCAAGGCTACTTTCTTACGTGGGCACACAAACCTATGCTCTTTGATGCTGTTAAAAAAAAGTCGCATGACATTTATATGTACTCAGAAAACGACATGCTCTTTACGAGAGAAAACTTTGACTTTTGGTACGGGTACAAGGATAAGTTAAAAAAAATTAATTATGAACCCTCCTTTTGTCGTTACGAAGAATTTCAAG